GTATCAGGTAGCCGCCGTGCAATCGATATGGCTGGTGTTGCTGATGAGTATGCATATCAGCTGAAAAAGCGTGGCACAGAAATGCGCCGTGATATGGAGTTTGACCTTGTAAACACATACAACAAGCAGACTACTTCTGGCGCTCGTCAGACTGGTGGTTTCCAATCGTTTGTGAACAGTAATGACACTTGTGTATTTAAAGGTTCTTTCACTGCACCCACAACACCTAACGCTGGTACTGATGTTATTACAGTTGCTACAGCTAAAACTAAATTAGCTTTGGCTCTCACAGACATCGATTCAGTTATGCAGAAGATCTATGAGAACGGTGGCTCCGCTACTCGTATCATGGTTTCTCCAAAACTTCGCCGTGACTTCTCTGATCTTATGGTCAATGATACAGGCGTTCGTCGTAACATCGATGAAGATGGTAAGCTCCGCCAGTCGGTAGACGTTTACATGTCAGACTTTGGTGACTTGATGGTAGTTCCAAACTACATCATGGGTCTTGCCCACAACACTACTGATGCAACCACAACACAGTTTGCTGTTGCAGACTCATGTGCTCTTGTATATGATCCACAGTGGTTTGCAATGGCGACATTGCGTCCAATGCAGGAAGTTGAAGTTGGTCAGAAAGGTGACTCAACTGTTGGCATGTTTGTCGAAGAATGGTCTTTGGAAGTTAAGAATCCAAAAGGCTGTGGCGCGATTTACGGCCTACAGTAAATACAATAAGGGGAGGGAGATTATTTCTCCTTCCCTATTTTTATTCTATTAGGAGGTATAGAACATGATGGTAATCAAAGGGACAATCCCAGCAAATACACTTGGAAATAACTTGGTCGGGGATGTACTCCATCTCCCAGCAGATCGATGCGCTTGGACAACATCCGCATCCTCAGCTAGTGGGTATCAAGTAGATAAAGCATTTTTCATACACTCTACAGGCAACGTGACTATCGTTACCCCAACCTTGGGTTACATTGGTAAGTCTGGTCGATTCGTAGAGATAGCAACTTAATAAGAGGAAGAGGACATGGCACGTTGGGATGTAATACCTGGCACAGAGAACAGTACTATTAAAGGTACTATTCAATGCAATGAGGATGGGTCTAGTCAATGGCAAATGTACCAGGATGAGAAACCTTTCCTAGAGCAGGCTAAAAAGGATCGTGATCTTTTAAATAGTGGGTTTAATAAAAAGGACCTGGGGTTTAAAAAGTTCGCTACAGTTCCTGATATCGTAGCCATTGAAATAAAAAACAAGTGGGGTATCGATTTGCATGATTCGGCAACGATGAAAGATAAAGACATGATGGCTAAATTCATGATTATCTTTAAGCAAAACTACTCCCACCTCATGTCTTATTAAGGAGATTTAAGATGGCAACATACGTAGAATTTGTAGGATCTGGTGACTTCACTGGTGATAACGCAGGATTGATTAGGTCCTGGGCAAACAGGGATGTTTCTGTTTTGTCTAACTCAGTGGTAAAACGGTGTTTTAATTACGCAGCAGATAAGGCTTACAGAACACTACGTGTGCCACCTTTAGAGATAACTAGAATTTATGATGTTAATGGTACCCAAGACGAAATAACTGCGGCAGGGGTGGCTGGTGTTACTCCAGACATTTCTCCCAGTTCTTTCTGGGGTGGTGGACAAGTTCTGTCTATGACTGCACCCACTGACATGATTGAGATTATGTACATTAGGAATGCAGACACTGCTACTAAAAACCCAGGGATTGTTTACAATGAAAGGGTAGATGTAAGGACATTCAACGATAGGCTTAGTAGCTCTAAGGATTTCCATTTCTATACTCGAATTGGAAATGTTATAAAACTACATGGTAATTTTAGCCGTGGAGATGCAATAGAGTTACACTACTATCGCAGATTAGCTGCACTTGATGCAACTTACTCAGGCACTTATACTAACTGGAAGTCTGGGTTAGGGACTTTGGATATTGGGGGAGTAGCTACAACCTACTCTGCCGCTGCTGATAAAACAGAAGCATCCTTTGACACAAGGCTTGCAGAAAATGCATCCTATTGGGTAGGTGAATTAGCAGCCCATTGGTTAAGAGATGAGAATGAAAGAGTTGTTTTATTTGGAGCACTGTTAGAGGTGTCTATCTATTTAAATGACACTGAAGAAATACAGAAGTACATGGTTCTTTTTGATCAAGAGATATCAGAATTGAATAAAGAAGAAATAGCACGAAGGAATAGGGGCGGTAACCTCTCAATGTCATTCGCGTATAGTGATTTACTCTAGGAGGATACTATGGGATTTAGAGACTCAGATACCATAATCGAACCAATTGATGATGGGGGAGCTTTCGACTCAGGTGAAGGTTCTACAAGCTCTACAAGTGAATCTGCTGCAAATGCATTAGCCGCTGCTAACTCTGCGGCTGCGGCCCTTGCCAGTGCAAGCTTAGCTTCAGCAGATAAGGTACAAACTGCTTTAGATCGTATAGCTGTTGCTGATGACTTAGTTTTAACAAACCAAGATACAATAGACACAGCTGCTGACCTTGTATTAACTAACGCAGATGTTGAGTTAACTAACGCAGATGTTGTATTAGCTGAAGCGGACAAGGTACAAACCGGACTTGATCGTGCAGCTACTAACGCTGACGTTGTGTTAACTCATGCCGATGTTGTTTTAACAAATGCTGATGTTGAGTTAACTAATGATGACGTTGTGTTAACTCATGCCGATGTTGAGTTAACTAATGATGACGTTGTGTTAACTCATGCTGACGTTGTATTAACTAACGCAGATGTTGGGCTAACCAATGCTGACGTTGTATTAACTAACGAAGATGTTGGGTTAACTAATGCTGACGTATTGCTCACTAACGCTGATGTTGTGTTAACTCATGCCGATGTTGAGTTAACTCATGATGACGTTGTATTAACTAACGCAGATGTTGCGTTAGCTGAGGCTGACAAAGTACAAACTGCTTTAGATCGTGTAGCCACTAATGCTGATGTTGTGTTAACTCATGCCGATGTTGTATTAACTAATGCAGATGTTGGGTTAACTAATGCTGATGTACTGCTTACTAATGCAGATGTTGAGTTAGCTGATGCTGACAAAGTACAAACTGGTTTAGATCGTATAGCTGTTGCTGCTGACTTGGTTCTGACAAACCAAGATACAATAGACACAGCTGCTGACCTTGGACTTACCAATGCTGATGTGGTGTTGACTCATGCAGATGTTGTATTAACTAATGCAGATGTTGTGTTAGCTGAGGCTGACAAGGTACAAACTGGTTTAGATCGTATAGCTGTTGCTGCTGACTTAGTTTTAACTAACCAAGATACTATAGATACGGCTGCTGATGTTGTATTAACTAACGCTGATGTTGTATCAACTAACGCTGATGTTGTATTAACTAACGCTGATGTTGTGTTAGCTGAGGCAGATAAAGTTCAAACTGGTTTAGATCGTGTAGCAACAGGTAACTCTGCAACATCTGCAACAACCTCCGCATCAACTGCCACAACCAAGGCATCTGAGGCATCTACTTCTGCGACTAATGCGGCAACCTCTGCCTCTACAGCTACAACTAAGGCATCTGAGGCATCTGCTTCTGCTACTGCTGCGGGTGCATCAGAAACATTAGCGACCGCAAAAGCTGCACTAGCTGCTTTGTCCGCTAACGCTTCTGCTAATTCAGCTTCGACTTCTGCTAGTTCAGCGTCATCCGCCTCTGGTTCAGCAACAACCGCCACTAACTCAGCTACTGCATCCGCTCTTTCAGCTACAGGTGCCTCTAACTCTCAAATTGCTGCAGCATCTTCTGCGGCTGCGGCTGCTGCAGTTTTTGATCAGTTTGACGACACATATCTTGGGGCTAAGAGTTCAGCACCAACAGTAGACAACGATGGTAATGCTCTAGTAACAGGTGCACTCTACTTTGACACTACCTTAGGTGCTATGCAAATCTGGGATGGATCCGTATGGATTGCCGCCTCTGCTGCAGGAACTGCGTCTATTACTAACTATAATTTTACTGCAACTGCAGGCCAAGTTAGTTTTTCTGGTTCAGACGATAATTCAAAAACTCTTTCTTATACAGTGAACAGTTTAATTTTAACATTAAACGGTGTTGTTCTTGAGGATGGTACAGACTACACTGCTACTAATGGTAGTGTTATTACATTAAGTGTTGCTGCTGTTTTGAATGATGAGCTTAATATTATTGCTTTTAAAACCTTTACCACAGCAGACATGGTATCTGCATCTAATGGTGGTACCTTTCAAGGTAACGTGGACTTTGCTGCAGGGATTGATGTTACAGGTAATATTACTGTAACAGGTACTGTTGATGGACGTGATGTTGCCGCTGATGGCACCAAGCTTTCAGGTATTGAAGATAATGCCACTTCAGATCAGACTGGTGCAGAGATTAAAACAGCCTACGAAGCAGAGACAAACGCATTTACTGATGCTCAATTTACTAAGCTATCTAATATTGAAGAACTTGCTGATGTTACAGATACAGCTAATGTGGTAAACTCTTTAACTGCAGGATCTAATATAACCATTGCAGCTAATGGCACAATCTCTGGATCTGCTGCCTATAGTTTACCTACATCCTCTCCCACTGTACTTGGGGGTGTTAAGGTTGGGACTAACTTAGCTATAAGTGGTACAGGTGTTTTATCTTCTACTAACACTACATACTCTGTAGGTGATGGTGGACTGACTCAGAAGAACTTCACTACTACTCTAAAGACAAAGCTCGATGCTATTGCAGAAGGCGCTACAAACGTAACAAACAATAACCAACTTACAAACGGAGCTGGGTACACCACAAGTGTTGGCGACATCACTGGCGTCACAGCGGGATCGGGGATTACGGGCGGGGGTACGTCTGGAACTGTGACTGTAACACACGGTGCCACCTCTAGTCAAGCAAGTCTTACAGCACTCACAGGCGCTGCAGTTGTTAGTGACATTGA